CATTACAAACAAGTATGATGTCTCTCCAGTGAACCAAAAACTATTAATTGGCGAGAAATGAAACATCAACTTCCAACAATTCACTCTTCTTTGACGGAGGAGGATTGGCAAGATTTGAGAAGGTCACGCTTCACCGCTTCCGAAATTCACAAACTGATGGGGACTCCGAAAACAAAATCGGAGTTCCTTTCGGAGACGGCAAAGTCCTTTGTGTTTGAGAAAGCAGCGGAGTATCTCACAGGCAATCGCACGGAGATTTATGGTCGTGCTTTGGATTGGGGCAAGGAACACGAGAAAGAAGCGTTCCACTACTTCCAGCAACAAACCGATGACTTCTATACCTACTACGGTGCGGAGACCTACACCTTCATCACTTATGGTCTATGGGGTGGTTACTCTCCCGATGCACTTGGTGACAAGCTCATTGAAATCAAATGTCCTTTTAATTCAGGCAACCACTTGCAAAACTTCTTTATCAAAAACAACGAGCAACTCAAGAGCAAACGGACGGAGTATTATTGGCAGATGCAGATGGGAATGATTGCAACCGGGTTGACCGAAGGGATTTTTGTTTCGTACGATCCCCGAATGCCCGATGGCAAGAAGGTCACAGGAACGCTCATCACTTTGGATGAGGACTCGCAAGAAATCATTGACGAGAAACTGACCTACGCTGGAGAACTATTTTTGTCAATCACAAAATAAATCGTTCATTCACAAAAAGATTTAGAAAATAAATTTGCATAAGTGAAAAAAAGGTTGTTAGTTTGAATCACTATGAAACACGAAATAATTGACAACCGCAATCGCCAAGCTTTTGACTCCAACAATTGGTGGGGTATTGTTTGGTTTGACAACGACCAAGAAATGGCACTCGGATTTGACACAAAAGCACAAGCTCTATGGTTTGTGAGAGGTGGTTACAAATCATTCACCAGCGACTACAACGATTAAACTATGGCATTAGACATAATCTACCCAATCATCTTGACTCCCATCGCATTTGCGGTGGGCTACGGAATCCACGCATTCCGCAAGTCAATGAAGCAAGAACTTCCCGAAGCCAAACCATACGAGTTTGAAAGGGACGAGTACAATCCTGACTTTGACCAATTCAGTCAGGCAATTTTCAACCACAAATTCTACAAAGGAAAAGCAAAATGACAACAACAATACTATTTGGATTGACATTCGTCCTATTGGTGTACAAGGTGTATGCTGATGAAAAGAAGTCACAAAGTTACTTGGAAGAAATTTATCGTCTACATCGGATGAATACCGAATTAGAAGGTGAACTTTGGCAGAATCGCATTACTTTGCAAACTGCCACCAACCAATTGAACTTGGCGAAAATGAGTCACGAGAAAACCAAGCAAGAGCTTGAGGACAAGGCGAGGACTTGGGAGAACCAATATAACGCAATCAAGAATGAAAGCGGTCGTAATTAAAGCCACAATCAACTTCATCACCAAGTGGCGTGTGTACTTCGCTGGAGAACTACTCGCCACCTTTGAGAGCGAACAGGATGCACACGATTACGCAAAGTTTATCAATGAGCAATAAACCAAGCACATACAACCTGATGTGGGCAATTGCCATCCTTCGTGAGGACTATCACCATTGCTGGAGATATATCGCAGCTGAGATGGGTTGTAGTGAGTGGAAAGCCCGGTATCTTTATTCACGGATCAAAAAAGATTTTAAGTTGAAACAATCAAACTAAATCGCTATATTTGTAATGTATTCAGTTGTGTGCGAGACAACTAACAAAGACCTTTTGCTCTCGGCAAATACTCAACTCGCACTTGGGTATTTGTTTGGGAGCTTTTTTTATGCAAAAAAATGAACACACAAGAACAATGGAAACCTGTTGCCGAGTGCAATGGGGAGTATTATGTCTCCAGTTGGGGAAGAGTTAAAAGTTTTAAGTTTGGCAAGGAGCGAATTTTGAAAGAAAGAATGCAAGGGGCAGGATTGAAATATCCAGTTGTTTCTTTATGTATTAGATTAACTATTCATCAATTCAAAATTCACAAATTGGTTGCTTTAGCATTTATTCCAAATCCTGACAACAAGCCACAAGTCAATCACAAAGACGGCAATAAGACAAACAATCACATTAACAACCTTGAATGGGTAACTCACCAAGAAAATGTTCAACACGCTTGGGATACAGGATTATTTGAAGGGAAAAGATTGGCTATATCAAAGGCAGTATCAAAAGCACAATCAAAGCCAGTTATTGATATTGTGACAAGCAAGAAATATGATTCCTTAAAATTAGCTTGTTTAGAGAGTGGAGAAAATTATTGGACTCAAGCAAGTCGCATATTTCACAACTCAAAACGCCAACGCTTTTTCTACCTATGAGCAAAGATCCAGCGTTCCTGTTTTATTCTTCGGACTTTTTGACCGGTACATTGTTGATGTCAATGGAGCAGAAAGGCAAGTTCATTACCTTGCTTTGTATCCAACATCAAAAAGGTCACTTATCCGAAAAAGATATGTTGCACATATGTGGTTCATATGACGAAGATGTATTTACCAAATTCCAAAAAGATGAACAAGGCAAGTTCTACAACATCAGGTTGGAAGAGGAGGTTGATAAGCGTAAAGCGTACTCCGAATCAAGGAGAAACAATCGTAAGAAGAAAGAAGATGTCAATAACATATCTTCATCATATGTTGAACATATGGAAAATGAAAATGAAAATGAAGATTTAATTGAAAAAAAGAAGGTAGTACGATTCCAAAAACCCACCATTGAACAACTCAAAGAGTATATGAGAGAACAAGGGATGAACGACATCGCAGAGAACTGGTTAAACCATTACGAAGCAAATGGATGGATGGTCGGCAAAGTAAAGATGAAGGATTGGAAAGCATCAGTCAGGACTTGGAAGATTAATCAAAAAAATAATTCAGCAACTCCACAAGTTGTTCACAAAAAAGTGTTTAATTTGTCGGACTATGAATGAACTTGAAGATTACATACTCGGACAACTTTTGTTCTATGAGCAGACAAGAGCTTTGCTTCCAAGAATCAAACACCAATGGTTTGAACAACCCCTTCACCGAGAGGTCATCCAGCGAATGTCGGTTGCTTACTACGGCAACGAGGCAATTGATTATATGTCCTTGACCAAAGGGATGAACAATGATGATAGAATGAGGGTGATTTTCATCGGGCAGAATGTCAGCAATGTAGCGAATGTGAGCAGTTATATTCCCAAGTTGGAAGCCAAGTACCTACACAAGGAGTTCGTTGCTCAAATCGCTTCCATTGACTTGACAATTGATTTGAAAGAGTTGCTCACACAAACTCAAAGCATAATTGACAACACCAAGTTCACAACAATCAACGATCCTGTGAGCATCCACAAGTTGAGCGGTCAAGCCGTTGACAACATCACCCAAGCAATTGAGCGTGGCGATAGGATAACAGGTAAGCAAAGCGGATGGATTTCAATTGATAGAATCTTGGGAGGTTGGAACGCTGGTGATTTGGTGGTGATGGCTGCTCGTCCAGGTCAAGGAAAGACGGCACTTGCTTTGTCCTTGATGTATGAGTTCGGGAAGTTGGAAGGGAAGGGTTTGTTTGTGAGTTTAGAGATGTCATCCGAGCAACTTGCAAAGCGATATTTATCACTCCTTGTAGACATACCTAATTGGAAGATACGCAACGCCAACCTGAAGGAGGTGGAGGTCATAACCCTATGTGATAGCGTGAACAATTCAAATGTTGAGTTCTTTGTTGATGACGATCCGAACTGCACGATTCAGCAAATCAAATCCAAAGCAAAGATTCACAAAGCAAAGCACGGACTTGAGCTTCTCGTGATTGATTACATCCAGTTAATCAAAGGCACAAAGCAAAACCGAGAGCAAGAGATTGCAGAGATTTCACGCAACTTGAAATTGTTAGCAAAGGAATTGCAAATCACCGTCATCGTTCTTGCCCAATTATCTCGCAAATGTGAGGAGAGAGCAGACAAGAGACCGATGTTGAGTGACATCAGGGAGAGCGGAAGCATTGAACAAGATGCAGATGTTGTGATGTTTCCGTTTCGCCCGGCATACTATTCAGGTGAGAAGATGGAAGTTGAAGAAGCGGAGGTCATCATCGCAAAGAATCGTCACGGAGAATGTCACACCATCCCCACAACCTTCACAGGCAGTCGGACAATGTACGAGGAGAAGTTATGAACCACTACCAAGAAACCCACAACCTAAAGCAAGAAATACGCAGATTGCGTTTGACGATTCAGCAACTTCACACTTCTCACGCACAGGAGGTCAAAAGATTGAAGAATGAAATACTCCGACCACGCTGCGACATTAACGACATAGAAGCTGACTGGACGGATGCAATGCGAGTGGCTTGTCAAGTTTACGATGTCACACCTGACCAAATCGTTTCTCACAACCGCAAACAACACATCTCCTATGCACGGCACTTGTTTTGCTATTTATGTAGGAAGCATTTGAAGATGACCTTCGCTGGGGTTGGCAACATCCTTCATCGGGATCACTCATCTATCATTAACTCCGTCAATGTTTACACCGACCTAATCCAATATGACCGAATCACAAGTCAACATTATACGAAAGCACTTGCCTTATTGGGTGATTACTTGCAAGAAAGGACTCACGCAGAGCATCTCCATCTACAAGACGGAGGAGGAGTTGTTGAGGTGTAAGAAAAAATACGAAAAAGATGGTTATATTTGTAGTATTGAAAAGAAAATTTGAACAAAGCCGACATCATATTGGAACTATCCAAAGCTGATTGGCTCACCCAAGCAACGAGGAATATCGCCAAAGACCGAGAGTTGGCAAGGGAGTTGTATCAATTCTACTTTTTGACTTTACTTGAGAAACCTGATGAGCAAATTGAGAAAATATACAGGGACGGATACATCCAGTTTTGGTCAATCCGTCTCCTTTATTTGGCTATCAACGGCAACCGGCATCCCTTCGGTAACTCTCGCATATATGACCAATACGATGTCTATGAGCTTGACTTCGCTGAAGAACCTGACCTACTCCTTGAGAGAGAGGAAGAAGAAACAATTGAACTTGAACGAATCAACAAAATAAACCAAGTCACCGAGTCAG